ATAATCTGTCATAATTGTTAATCTGTTTTCTTTTTTGTAAGCACTCCACAAATCTTTAGCTTTCTTTGTGTTTAACTTCATACCAAACATTTCTGGTGTAACTTGAGTCGCAGGAATTTTATCAAAATAAAGATCCATTTCTTTTATTTCTACATCTTTGCTCATTTAGTTCTCCTTATAAAAAAGTCCCCTCTGGATATGAAGGATGAAAGAAACCAGAGGGGATAGTTTTCCCTATCTTACGAGGCAAGCAGTAAATTGTAGATAGGGGTTCATGTGTTCCTTTCTAATGGCATGATATCATCATCATTGTCAGTTTCTTTTTCTTGTGGATTATTAAATACTTCTGGTATTAAAAATTTTACATGGACAGCACCCCCACTGAAACTAGATACATAAAATTTTGTAGGTGCTTTTTCTAAATAATCCAATACCTCTTTTATACTCATTAGTTGTTTCATTTACTTGCTCCAAAATATTTTGATAAATCTCTTACTGATGATTTGTTGTTTTCAACAAGTTCAACAATTTGCTTCTGTATTTTTACAGTTGTTTTACGTTGACACTTTTTGCCTGATGGAAGTTGTGTTTGATAGAAACTATATTTTTGATCACTAATTAACCATGTTCCATCTGGACGCAGATATCTTCTCATATCATCTGTGGGATAATACCACCCTTGATACTCTGATCCTTTTTCATCAGAGCAAACAATTCTGATGACTAGAGGATATCCATCCTCTAGTTCACCAATATTTCTATTATCAAAAATCTTTTTTACTTTTAAGTTTGTCATTTTTCCTCTCTTTCTTATGGTCTAAATATTGCCCAACCACCAAAAGGATGATCATCTGCTTTCATTAACTGATTTAAAACGTCAACTGCTTCTTGAGACTCTTTAGAAACTTTACAACCCTTCTCTTTAGCAACTTCAACTTTTTCAATAAGAGTGTAAATTGCGTTTCTTACTTTACCATCACAAGGTAACTTATATTCTTCTTCCCATCTATTTATTTGATCTCTTGAATAATCCATCCTTTTTCTCCTTAATAATTTCTAAGATCGTTTTTTGCTTTTGATCTCTCTTTTTTATTTGCGTTCTTCTTGTATTTTTTAGTCCATGCTCTTGATGTTGAACTTAAGTTCTTGTCTTTGAAGCACTTTTTTACGATTCCTTGTGACATTTTTTTCATCCTTTTCTTGTCTTGATGTTTATATAATAACATTTGTTTACAGGTTGTCAATACCTTTTTTTAATTTTTTTTAACTTTCTTTATTTTTCTATCAGTGCTATAAGAATAATTATGCCTATACCAAAACCAAAGAGTGGTGAGAGTAGAGATAAATTTATGAGTCGTTGCTTGTCATCTGACGTAATGCAACAAGATTATTCTGACAATGCTCAGAGATTTGCTGTTTGTAGCAGTTCATTTGATGATAAGGATAAAAAAATGTTTGATGAAGAAGAGCAAGAAATAACGACAGGATACTTTGAAGTAGAAGCAGAATTAAAAGCATACCATGATGATGACGAGAAAGAAAAAGACAAAGGTATGTTTGAAGGATATGCTTCCATCTTTGGAAACAAAGATCTAGGCAATGATGTCATAGAAAAAGGAGCATTCATGAGATCCCTTAGAAGAAAGGGAGCAAAGAAAATAAAAATGCTTTATCAACATGACACGAAAGAACCTATTGGGGTTTTTGATAAAGTCATGGAAGATCAGAATGGTCTGTATGTAAAAGGCAGGCTTGCAATGGGAACACAAAAGGGCAAAGAGGTCTATGAACTCATGAAGATGGGAGCAATAGATGGTTTGTCTGTAGGATATAGGGTTGATGCTAAGGGTCATCACTATGATGACAAGAGAAAGTATAGAGTTCTCAAAGAGGTAGACCTTATGGAGATATCAGCTGTTACTTTTCCTATGAATCCACGCGCAAGGATTCAAGCTGTAAAAAGTGACATGACTGTGAGAGAGTGGGAGCATAAACTACGAGAGGTAGGTAACTTGTCCCATTCTGAAAGCAAAGTGGCGGCATCTGCTGTCCATAAAGCTCTTAGTCAACGAGAGGTTGATAAGGATGCTGATTTATTAGGCATTATCAATGCTACAACTCAAATTTTAACTAAATAGGAGCTAGTTATGACAGAAGAAGTCAAACAGGCAGTTGAGGGCATGGGAAAAGCCTTTGAGGAATTCAAAGCTACTTATGACTCAAGACTGGATTCACTAGAGAAAAAAGGAACTGTAGATCCTCTAGTGGATGACAAGATTAAAAATCTTGAAGCAGACATGGACAGATTGGAAGAGATCAATCAGAAATTGACCAAAGCTGAATTAGAGCAGAAGAATATTTCTGAGAAGATTGATTCTTTTGAAACCATGTTAAAAAGACCAGAAGCAAATCTCACAGCAAATGAAGTTGATACCAAAATGGAATCCTTTGAGAAGTTCATCAAAAAGGGAACTGATGGTATGGATGAGATGGAAAAGAAAGCACTTACTGTTTCTGACGATACAGGAGCAGGCTATCTTGCACCACCAGAGTATGTGAACGAATTGATCAAGACAATCACTGAGATCACACCTTTCAGAAGTGCCGCTAGGGTCAGAACGACAAATCAAAAGTCAATTCAGATTCCATCAAGAACTGCAACATTCACAGCACAATGGGTTGCAGAAGCAGGAACAAGATCTGAAACAACTGGATACACAACAGCATTAGAAGAAATCCCAACTCATGAGATTTATGCTCAGGTTGATATTTCAAATCAGATGTTGGAAGATTCAGCATTCAATCTTGAAGCAGAAATGCAACAGGAATTTGCTACTCAGTTTGCAAAACAAGAGGGTAATTCATTTGTTGTTGGTGATGCGATTGGGAAACCACAAGGAGTCATCACAAATGCTAATGTTGCTACTGTAAACTCAGGAAGTGGTACACTCCTTACTGGAGATGGTTTGATCACCTTGGTACACTCTATCAAGTCAGACTATGGACAGAATGCTTCTTTCATGTTTAACAGAACAACTCTTGGTGCTATTAGAAAGCTGAAGGACTCAGCAGGACAATATGTATTCCAAGCAGGAATGATGTTGACAGCAGGAGTTCCAAACTCTGTTCTTGGTTATCCATATGTTGAAGCACCAGATCTTGCAGATGTTGGTTCTTCAGCAAAACCAGTCATATTTGGTGATTTCAGCAGGGGTTACATGATTGTTGATCGTGTAAATCTTTCAGTACTTCGTGATCCATTCACTCAGGCATCTACAGGAAATGTAAGATATCTTGCTAGAAGAAGAGTTGGTGGTCAGGTCGTATTACCAGAAGCCCTTGTAATTCAAGTAATTTCAGCTTAAAGGGGGTATTTATGAAAGACTTATCAAATAACATTGCAACTGCCGTATCAATCAAAAATGCTGTCAAGACAGCGGCTGAGAATGGTACAGGCGTTGATCTTCAAGGTTATGAAGGTGCAACAGTAATTGTAGATGTAGGAGCAGAGGGTGACACACTTTCAAGTTCTGTACATTTTGAGGTTTCATTAGAGCATTCTGATGATAACTCAACTTTTACTGATGTAGCTCAAGCTGACATTGTTGATGGAACTATCTCATCTGGTGGTATCTTCTTAAAGTTAGATGGTACAGCAGGGGGTAATCCTGACACAACAGGAGAGATCTTTAGAGTTGGATACAGAGGTGGCAAGAGATATATTAGAGTCGTTCTTGCAAAAACTGGAACACATTCTAATGGTACTCCAATAGGTGCATTTATCGTCAAGAGTCATGCTAGATCTTCTGGTGATAACGCATTTACCGCACACGCATCCTAAATGCTAGCTAGGTGAGGGGAGAAATCCCCTCATCATCATGGAAGAAAATATGAAGATAAAAATTACAAAAGATATTATTGGATCTGCAAATGAACATGGTTCTGCAACTCAAATGTACAAAACAGGAGATGTAATTGATTGTGTTCAACCTTGGCAAAAAACCCTTGGGATGCAGTTCATGGAAGCAAACTCAGCAGAAGAAATAAAAACTGTAGAGCCAACAGAAACAAAAAAAGTCAGAGCAAGAACAAAATCAGGTCATTACATTGCTGATGATCCAAGCACACCTGATGTCAATGAAGCATGGGAAACCAAGACTGATAAAAAGTAAATAGGATCAATTATGAGCCGTACATTAGATTCCAACATAACTGCGGCAATATCAGAAGGAAATATCAG